AGCTCTCAGAGGTGCTGCTCTCAACCTTGCTGGTGCGATCATCGACGGACTGACATTCGGCCTGGCTAGCAAAGCCGGGAACGTGATAGGCCAGGCGTCAAGCATAGGTCACTCGATCATCAATGCTCTGGGAATCGCTGTCAAGTTCTTCTCTCCGTCTCATGAAGCATATGCGATCGGTGCAGCTGTCGGAGACGGCCTGGTTCTAGGCTTGCGGGACTCTGTCGGCAACGTGATTTCCTCTTCAGACGCCATGGGCCACTCCGTGATCGATACTCTCAGCAAGACGCTTTCCAGCCTGAGTGATGTTGTCAGTACCAACGTCGACCTTCAGCCAAAGATTACCCCCGTCCTCGACCTGACCCAGGCTAAGAAGGGCTTCGGAGACCTGAATGCTCTGAGCAAGGCTCAGCTGATCGCTGCGACTGCGTCGACGTCTACAGCCACGTCCATATCGGCTGCAAATGCGGCTACAGCAGCTGCACTAGGTGCCGCTACAACAGGAGCGCCAGTCGTGCAGTTCAATCAGTACAACTCCTCGCCGGAAAACCTTTCTCCGGCTACCATCTACCGTCAGACCAAGAACCAGCTATCCGCCGCAAAGGGGGCGTTGTCCGGCAATGCTAACACTGCTTGATATTACGAACGCTCGCGGCGATACGCTGCACCTGCCCATACTGGACTCCTCGGCAGGGTATATCGTGAGAGACATCGAGGGACTGGACCCAGTCAAGGCTGTCCTGACATCATCGTCTATGGCACAGGTTGACGGAGCTCAGGCGCAGAATGCCAGGCGAGACATTCGTAACATCACGATGAAGCTCGGGTTTGACCCGGACTTCGTCACTAACACGGTTCAGTCCCTTAGGTCCGCGTTGTACGACTACCTCATGCCCAAAGACAACATCCTGCTAGGGTTCTACATCGACGGGCAGATATACGCAGTGACTGAAGGGCAGGTCGAGGACTTCAACAACAGCATGTTCTCGGCCGACCCCGAGGTCGATATTTCCATTCTCTGTTATGACCCGGATTTCTACGGGCCGGCAGAGGAGACACTGACTTCGGCCACCGTGTCTGACACGAACACGAACACCATCACTTACGAGGGAAGCTCTGAGACAGGCGTTATATTTACCCTGAACGTTAACGGCCTTGTCTCTACCTTCTCGCTGTACAACACGACGCCTGAGAACGAGGTTCAGGTGTTCACAGTTCACGGATCATTCGGGATTGATGATGTGGTTACCATAAGCACAATCCCTGGCTCGAAGAGCGTCACGCTTTTGCGGGCAGGTGTTGAGACGTCGATTCTTTATGATCTTGATCCGACATCAGACTGGATCTCCCTGAAGAAGGGGGACAACCAGTTCAGGGCTTTCTCTCCGGGTTCGCCGATCCCGTATACGGTTACGTACGTTCCTAAGTACGGGGGGCTCTGATGGAGTGGTATACTCTTGATAGTGCTCTTCGCAGGGACAGCGTCATAGAAGAATACGCGTCTTTCATCTGGACAGAGCGATATTCTGCCTTTGGTGACTTTCAGATAGTAACGAGATCGACCTACAACAACCGGCAGCAGCTCGCAACCGGGACCCGGATAGCAATGAAGGGCTCATATCGTGTCATGACGGTCGACACGGTTGCAGATGACACAGGACTGGACGGAACCAGGAACATCACCGTAACTGGCAAGTCGCTCGAGTCTCTTCTTGACGACCGTGTAGCCATGCCTGCTATGCAGAACACCACAGTTGCTCCTAACTGGGTGATCACGGAGAGGCCGGCTACCATCGTGCGGCAGATGTTCGCTATCATCTGCGTGAACGGGGCACTTGACCCACGAGACTCGATCCCGTTCTACACAGGCGGGCAGCTTCTTCCCTCAGGCTCCATTCCTGAGCCGCCGGACGCGGTAACAATCACGTCAACGCCTGGAACCTTGTACGCAGCGATCAAGGCGATCTGCGACACGTACGGTCTTGGCTTCAGACTAGTCAGGAACGGAGAGCTAGGTCAGATATTCTTTGAGGTGTACACGGGGAATGACCTGACGGCAGACCAGACTTCAAGGAATCCTGTCATATTTGACCCAAGCCTGGACAACCTCGAGAAAATCAGCCAGCTAACGTCAACGGCGCTAGTCAAGACAGTTGCCTACGTGTTCGCTGCGAATGGCACGAAGGTTGTCTATGCGCCTACCGCGAACCAGGCAGGGTCAGGGTCTGATCGTCGTGTTCTCCTGGTCAGCTCGAGCAACAACCTTCCGGCCGGTCCGGCGCTTGACCTGGCGCTTACCCAGGAAGGCATTCAGGCTCTTGCCAAGCAGCAGACTGTCTACAGCTTTGACGGTCAGCTGCCGCAGATGATCCCGTATGTGTATGGACGGGACTATAACCTTGGCGACCTAGTCGAGGAAAGAAACTCAGACGGGTTCGGGAACCAGATGGTTGTCACAGAGCAGATATTTGTCTCTGACAATACTGGCGAGCGAGCATATCCGACTCTGACTCTCAACCAGGCCATTGTCCCAGGGACCTGGCTATCTGAGGACCCGAACGACACGTGGAGCACGGTCGACCCGACCGAGACCTGGAGTACTGCATAGAAAGGAGAGGACCATGGCTATCGGTGACGATGCCGCTCACGCTGGTTACCCGCTTGTCCCGAACAGCGGAGTGGGCGGGCAGGTGAGTCTCGGCGCGCAAGAGATCAACCGGACCAGGGACTTCGTAGCCCAGGTCAAGGCCCTGATCCTTGGCGTGTGGCCCGTCAGCAAGGGCGGGACTGGTGCAACAGATACGTTCCATGCCAAGTCGAATCTTGGTTTCCACTGGGGCAATGCCCCTGCATCAGACGCAGTCGGCGGTACTGACAACGGAAACATCTACTTCAAGATCGTGGGCTAGTCATGCCTCCGATAATACATGCTCCGTACGGCGTCTGGATACGAGTCGGCGGAGTGTGGAAGTACGCAATCCCTTATATCCGGATCGGGACTAAGTGGAAGCAAGCCGACCCCTATGTTCGGATTGGGAACCAGTGGAAACGAGCGGGCTAGAGAGCAGGAAGAGGTGAAATGGCTTACGATCGTGCAGCAAAGCTTCCGAGACATTATTCTCATGGGCTTCGGAGCCTGGATCATCTGGAAGCAAGTGTACGCGCCAAACCCGAACGGCTACCTGGCCATTATCGGCTTCGCGTGCATGGTGCCATCAGGAAGGGCGGCGATCATCGCGATTCTATCCGAGCATGGGCCATCCTCGCCGTCGCCTCCCCCACCACAGTTGCCGCCTCCGCCATCATCGCAAACTGGCGGCACTGGTGAAAGAACGTAAGGCGTACGTGATTCTTGCTGTGCTCATGATTTTCCTGACAATCGCTCTGGGAGCTTATGAGCGAACGCAGCAGGAACTGAACAACCACAAGTTCTGTGACATTCTCACAGTGTCACTCAGGGTAAGGCCTGTGCCTGCTAAGCCGGCCGACCCGAAGAAAGACCCAGTCAAGGAAAGGCAGTACGAGGGTTATATTCTCGTGCACAAGCTCGCAGGATCTCTCGGCTGCCTTTAATCCTCTTAACTAGAACGGGGACTAGAATGAAATTCAGCAACATGGCGTACAACGTCCTGAAGCAGGTCGCTCTGGTCTGGCTTCCTACTATCGCAACTCTCTACGCGGGGCTAGCAGCCCTCTGGAGTCTGGGTCATGTCAGCGAGGTCGTCGGATCAATTTCAGCAGTCGACACTTTCATGGGACTGGTACTTCATATCTCCTCGAACTCGTACAGTTCGGCGAGTGACGGTAAACTCGTGGTCGATAAGTCCGACCCAGTCAAGGACACGTATTCCCTTGAGCTCACGACTCCGATCGACGAGCTCTCAGGCAAGGATTCGATCACGCTCAAGGTGGCGTCATCAGGCTAATCGCGAGAGAAACACGTCTTATAACGAGAGTCAACAGAAAGGAAAAGACGTGTTTAATCGCAATCCCCCGGAAGAGACATCTCATGAACTTGATGATACGATCAAGGACGTAATCTCAGAATTCGCCGGACTAGAGCCCGGTTCCGAAGAGCAGGTTAAATCTGCAGAATCACTGAAGATCCTCATGGAGCTCCGCGCCGCCGACAAGGCAGCAGCGAAGAAGCCTGTGATGACCCCTGACATGATCGCAGCTATTACAGCCAACCTCCTCGGAATCGGACTGATCCTCGGATTCGAGAAAGCGAACGTAATCACCACCAAGAGCCTGAGTCTTCTTCCCAAGATACGGTTCTGACACCCAGACCACAAGCCGACCTCGAGACAGAGACTCCGCGCAGCATCTCAGGCTGCGCGGAGTCTCTGTCTCGAGGGCTATAAAGTTTACCTCGCGAGATTTACACGCCCTATAATGAAACCACATCGGAACTAAAAGCCGAGACTGAACGCAGTCTCACACAGGCTTTGATTTTTGCCTCGCGAGAAAAACAAGGCCTATAATGAAACCCGCACCCAGTGTTGAAGGAGAGGACCCATGACCGAGCCCACAACCCCCGAAACCGCTGAGGACGCTCCCACGAGCCGCAAGCGCGAAGTTACCGCCACCGTTACCACGGCAGCTGTGACCGTCGTGCTCAGCATCGTCGCGAACGTTCTCGTCGGCAAGGTGGCCAGCCGTGTCCATGACACCATCGCCCCACCCAAGACCGAGTCCGAGTAACCATCAGTGAGCCCTGTATAGCTAACAACTAAACAGAGGCTCACACTTTTCCGACCTACAGGAGAGGAGTCCGGCATGCCGGCACAGCAGTGGGCAGAGAGGGCTGCCCGGTCAGTCAAGAACAACTCGCCACTTAT